CCATAATATTTCTCTTATACTGCTGAAGTATCAACAGTATATTCGTTACCTGCACCATCCTGAAAATATAACTTATTATCACTTTTTGTATATATTTTCCCGTAATTAGTATCAGCAGTTGGAGTTGTAGTTTCTTTTAAATTTAATACACCATTTTCTAAAGTCAAATCAGCATTAGCCGATGGAGTTTCTGTCCCAATTCCAATTTCACCAGTATCTGTAATAGTCATTCTAGCTGTTCCATTAGATGGAGCATCCTTATCTCCGCCAGTCACAAATTGTATATTTGTATATATTGTATTATTAGCTTTAGCCTCTAGATAAGTTGCATTCACCAAAGAATCTGTATATAATGCACCAGCGGCACCCTCTATACCCAAATAACCCCTAATAGCATCACCATCTTGTCTTAATTCAATTCTTGGATTGTCACTCTCTGTAGCATCGTCCGTATCAGCTTCTAATATAATAGTAGCATCAGTAAGTGAAGATATATGTAAATTACCCTCTGGGGCAACTTCTCCAATACCAACATTACCCGATACAGTTAAATTATTTCTTAATGTAGTTTTACCTTTAACTTCTAAATTTTTATCTACATACTGATTACCATCTCTAGAAAAACGCGCTTTCCACAACATACCTTTGTGTTTTTTATACAAAGACAGCTGTTTATTGCCCTCCTGTGAAAAAACCTGTTCTCCATCGCGCATATTCCTTGCGGCCGGAGGATGGCTTAAAACAGATTTAGTATCACCAGAAGCGAAAGAGCTTTCTTTTGCGTTTTGCAATCTGCGTATATCTCTACCTAGCGGCATTATGATACCCTCTTATACAATGGCCTGTATTCAATTGATATATCATTTATATCAAATGTTTCCGCCGATTCTTGCTGTGGGTTAAATTTAAATTGTATACTCTGACAGGACGGTACGCTGTCGGCCGTAAATGTAGCCACATCCCATGCAGAAGCCTCATCTAAATCTCCAGAATGAGTACCAGCAGGTGTAACATTTGAGCCTGTAGCAAAATCACTCCAAGAATTTTTACCATCTATAGAATATTCCAGCGGTCTTAATTCGTCATGCGATGATTTATAAGTAGCATATACTTTATAAACCTTTTTTAAATGTGCCGGGTCTCCAAAATCTATATCTCTGGTAGTTATATTAATTTTTGCTTGATTGGCAGCTTCATTGCTCCAATATCTCATTTCAACTGTACCGCTACTTTCATATCCAAGGAATAGATTGCCCTGCCAATCTGTAATAAAGTTTGTGTATTCTTTCTGGTCTGTAAATGCATTATCGGCGAATATCCATGAACCTGTTTTAAAATCATATATATAAGCATCACCATTACTAACACTGCCATTAGCGGCAACTCCACCATAGTCACTACCAGTATGGTCGGTACCTCCACAGTCCTTCATTACTATTAATTGTTTTCTGCGTTTCTCATACCCAACTATACTATACCCAAGAAGACCACCAACTGTATATATAAAGTCACCCCAAGCGGGGGGAAACATTCCATTGGCACTGCTTGTTTCGGCTATCTTATTGTCTATTAAATTCTTTATTCTACTACCATCATATATATAACAACCGTTCTCATTTACCCAACATATACCATAATCTGTACGAACAACAGCGGCGGGGTGCTGGACACCATTGTGTTTTATATTCTCTTCAAGAAACCAGTTGGTGTCAGAGGGTGATGATATATTGATAATTTGAACTGAATGTTGTTTAAAAGCAAGTAACCTATCAGCATATTCTTCCAATTTTACATAATTTTCCGCATCCCCCTTTACCACATCAATAAAATTAGTTGATGGAAATGTATCAAACTTATTAGGCATGCTGTACATAAGTCTATCGCCATAAACAGTAGCTTGACCAGTATCAGGATTGACTACTTTTACATGAGCCACAAACGTTCTTCTATTGGCCACTACTGCTGTTTTCCAACCTTCATTTACACCACCAATGGAAATAGAATCTACGCTCGAAGAAAAACCATTTATAGTATCATAGGTGTCTAAATTAGGAGAAAAAGAGAATACCGCCTCGCTGTATAATTCTGTTTCAGCGCTACCTACACTATCACTTAATGGATTCCATCCCGTTAATCCACTAACATCGCTTTCTGTGCGCTGTACGTAATCAGCGTCTAAAGATGCCCTAACTCCTTTTCTTAAACTTATATCCGCTAAAAGAACCCATGGCTCATTATTTTCATCATCAGGCCTGAAGTAAACTCTGCCGCCACTTATCCTTTCGTCATAACTTCTTTCTGCCCTAACTCTTATTTTTTGTTTATAATCCGCCGTAACAGTAAAAGTATTACTAGAAGTTGGCACATATAGTAAAGATTCCTGATTATCATCGTATATAAAACTAATTGCTATTTGATATACATCGGCAAGCCACGTACTTGCAGCATCAGAAGATTCTGTAATTGATACATTAAATCCTGCTCCGGCAGTAGTTAAATAATCACTTCCATCAGAATTTCCTGCCCCATCAGTTGTATCAATTTTACATTCAGTTGGTGGTGCTAAATCATTTAGATTAGAAAAAAAATCATGGTAGAGTTGACCTGCAATAAGTTCATTATTGGATGTGGTATTTTCAAAATGATTGCGCTCTACATAACCAAAATGACGTACAACTGACGAATTATTAAAATTAGTATCACAGGCTCTGATAGCATTGTCAACAAAATAATAAGATATTTGCGAATCACCAGAAGCAAGAAAATTATCTACGCCGTCAGTCCTTAAGTTTATAGTGTAGGCACCAGTCCACCCAGAGGCCCCTATACTTCTTTGCCAGATATCCACTTGACCGTTCGCAGCGTCGGCAAGAGCTACAAATGTTTCTCCAATAATGTGACGTTTAACAACAGCGCTTGTATTGGCTTCAACTATAATATAAGGCTTTACCTTTATTTCTGAAGCGTCAGCGTCCGAACCAGAATCATACACTCTTTTAAATCCATTATTTTTTGCTGTGTTAGTAACGGATATTATGCTACCAACTGGAAATTTATTGGATTCGTTTACTCTATCTCTTAGGTTGATTATGTCTTTCGTAGCAAAACTTGTATTACTAGAGCCTGTGGAAATATAAGCACTATTTTCTAATCCAAAATCAGATTCGAATACAGCAAGTCCATAACCCGGAGCCACTGTAGCAGTCCTATCGTTAATGGTAGAATTATAGTCAGTCTCACCACCTCTTGTACGTATAGCCCCCTGTTGGTCTATCATAATGTCAACGCCATTAGCAAGCTCATTAGCAGCTAAATCTCTGGGGTCTTTTAGATTGTTTATACCGCCAGAAAAGTTATTTAACGTATACATTTGTTTAGGCATCAAAACTTCCAGAATATCTTAATACCTGAAGAAGCGATGTCTAACACTTCTTTTACTATTCTATCACGTTCAGTCTTGGTAATCTTGCCGTCCTTAGCAGCTTCGTGATATACGTTTAAGGCTTCCTGAATTTCTTTTAAAACCTTTTTGTACTTTGCGGCAGCAAATGTTAAGCCTCCGCCAATAATGATTGCAGCCATATAAGCTGCATTACTCCAATTCAACCATTCCATTACATTTTTCCTTTAAATAGCCAAGCGATGAATCCACCAAACACAACAGAAAGAACTCCTCCTATTGCAGATACAGCACTTAACAGATTTTCATTTTTACGAATACGACTATTCTGTTCTTTTACCAAAACCTCAAGCCTGTCTACTGATTCCTTAATATGAGTTATATCTGAAGATTGACTTGCTTGATTTATTGTTAATTCTTCTAAACGACTTTGCACACAATCTCTGTATGATTCCACGCCCTGCTTATTGTATCTGTTCATTTGCCGTTCATCCGTTCCAGCATCCCTAATACTTTTTCAAGTTTACCTGATAAGTTGTCTTGTCTGTCGTGTAATTTGTTCATCATTGAGTAATTTCTTTCATTGTCAACTCGAAGGTCTTTCATCACATACTTCAGCAGAATTCCTGCAAATATGACTATCAGTCCCCAAACTCCGAATTGCTCTACGAAGTATTGAGGTGTCATCTTGTGCCT